GTGCTAGCTAGTGTGGCTAACTTAATATCGCCATGCATCCAACCAGTGTTATAGGTATCTGTGATGTAGGCTGACATTTGACTATCACCTGCATACCCATGGTTCTTATTGCCTTCAGTAGAAAGCACCAGTCTCCGGTGGGGGTAGTAGTTGTACATGCTGTAAGCAACATCAAAATGATCGTTAGGCGATACAGCAAAACCCCTGTCTAAGTCGAAACCAATATAGTTCTTACCGCTAACCTGTTTAAGTGGATAGCTATCAAGATCATGTCTGCGATATGCGCGACCATCTTGTAAACCAGTAAGGTCTTCGGTTAAGCCTTTAACATCACAAGACATTAGGTAATATCTTTCTTGGGCGAAAAATAGAATGCCGTCGTTATTAAATTCTAAGGAGTCACACTTTGATCCCCAGTTAGTGCCAATAATATCAAATACATTGCCATCATCTTTAAAAACAGTGACGCCACCCTCTGTGCCTACAGCAATTGTAGGAACGGGTAAGTTTGTTTCGGGATCTATAGGTGCCCCATCTAAAGTTGTTACAGCTAAGTCGTTTATAAAAGAGCTAATTGTTCCGTCGAAATCGCCGCTTGCTTTGGGTGAAATACCTACGTCCTCGTTTCTTGCGGCTATATTGGCGTGATTAGTCAGGACGTTGTAACCATTACCTCTTGGGGATTTTCTAAACTTGCAGTGCTCTTTTAAAAAATCTATTTCAAAAAAGCCGCTAGATGTTGAGTAAAGGTCTCGAGACGCTACATACAACTTTGCATCTTTCATTGTGACGCTTTCTATTTGTGCGTAACTGTTTCTTCCGGCGACGACCAACATCTTGCCGTGCCCCCAAGAGTAATCTCCTGTGAAATGCATCCATAAAGGATAAGCAGGGTCTGTAGCGTCATATATATTTACACCGCCATCTTCTCCGGCGTTTACACCGTTGTAAGCAACAATTAAAGCAACCGCAGGAAACTCTTTGCGATATCCACGGGTCGTTGTTCCTAGTTGCTCGTTATACCAACTAGTATCTTGTGTTCTATGTCTCCAAGCACCACCATCGGAATCTTTAGATGTGTCGTAAACAAATACATCTTTAGCGCCTTCTGTTAAGTCTTTTGTTAATCCACTAAGATCTTGTGTTGAGATACTGTTAATGGATCTTAGAGAATCATATGTTGTTTCTTTAAATTGTTCAGCTTCTCTTTGGTAACCCTTGGCAGTATCCGCATGACTAACACAAGTAGCAGTACTAGATGCTGCACTTGAAACATCAGCATCCAGTATTGCTTTCTTAGTTGTCACGTTACTAACCAGTGAGTTAACCGAAGTAGTTAAATTATCTAATTCGGTTTCTACTGTCATAATTAATATCCTTTATTATTCCTCTACTACTAAACCGTTAGCGGCACTGATAGCCGTAGCCACGCCATAGGTAGTGTTGTTTACACGCTGAAATCCTTGAAAGTCAGATCGCCCCCTGTCGTCAGAGCCTGTAGTTCCGACATGGAGAAGTTTAGTGTCTTCATCAAATGCGAGAGCACGGACATCCTTCTCATCACCGTAAATGGTGCACTTAGCTCCCTCTTGGAACAGAGGTTTCTCGTCACGATAGATTTTAGCGATTTGCTCTGCGGTTGGAGCTGTGGCTGAGATGCGGAATAACGACACTCTGGCAGAATATCCACCCGAATCCTGTAAAGTAAACTTATCGCCCTGTGTAGTTTCTATGTCATCTACAAAGGAGTTTCCTTGGTTAGAATAATCTAGCTTACCGTTTATGTAGGTGTATAAATCCGCACCTCTTTTTACAACGCAGAAGTGGTTAAAGTTATCAGTGTCTATTCTGTTATCTAAACCAGATGTGCCTAATGTTACAGTGTTTTGGGCTAGTGCCGTAGAAACATGATTTAGTTTTAACTGTTTATTACCAACAGAACCACCACAACTAAAGTAGTACCCTGCTGTTGTCGGGTTATAACCAACGCCAGTTTGCCACTGAGTAACCTGTGAGGTTCCAAATAAGAAATCGACGCCTTTTTGCCACCACATCCAACAGTAATCGGATTCTGGTGCGCCTATATCAGCAACATTTGGCATTTGTAACTTACTAGAGTCAGCGGTGTACGCATAACCCACAAGCTCTGCACCAGTTGCCACAACATCTTTAGTGATGTCGCCGGTTATTTGCAGTGCCTTATCATTAGCTGAACGGTCTGCTACCGATCGCTTCACAGAGACGTTATCAATCGTGAATCCCTGACCTGTATTAGCGTAAGTCCCTATCAGCAGAGACCCTGTAGTGACGTGAGCAATAAAGCTAAAGCTATATGTTCCTGCCGCCGCTAGAGACAAGGCGCCCGTTCGGTAAATGTTTCTGCTGCTGTACTGAAGATAGGCAATGCCCACCGCAGATGGATCGGCGCGAGATATGTAGTCAAACGTTAATGTGTAGCTCCCCCCAACCGTTAACCCACTCAGCGTTTGCACGGCATTTACATTCGTGCCGTCGCTAATTATTTCTAATTGACCGTTGCTAATACCCGCACCAGTCTGCTGAGGGGATATGGTCCAGTCGCTTGCTGTAGCGAAATCGCCGTTTGTGACGTATTCAGTACCAGCGATAGTCCCTGTAGCCGTGTCCATTAAAGTCGCAAGCTTTGTCTCAGGGAGCATCCAACCGGTGTTGTAATGGTTATCGACAATATTGATCAGATCTTTTTGCGGATTGCCATCAGAAATAGCGTTTACAACATATCCATCGAATGCAAGCGCAACACCATCATCAGTCTTAACGACTGCTTTACCCGCCATGCCGTTGGAATTTGATGTCGTATCAAAAGGCAGTTTAAGGCTGTTATAGGTATTGCTTGGAATTGACTCGTAGGTCGTGTACTGACCTTTTAGTGCGGTTAGCTCGTAATCCCAACGGGCAACGGTGTGAAGCGATGAGTTATTCCAAACACTAAAAAGAATATCCTCGCCGTCAAATGTGATGTGATCAGTAATGGTGTGATTGTAGTTAGACAGGTTAGAGCTTTTTGAAACAACACTCCCATCATCCTTAATAACACTCACACCACCATCAGTAGCAACCGCTATGGTTGGCACAGGTAATCCAGTGTCAAGGTCTATAGGTGCGTTGGGGAGGACTGTTACAGCTATGTCGTTTACTATTGAATTTACAATAACGCCTAATCCAACTTGATCAAACCCTAAAGTTGAATTACGGTTTCTTATATTGCCGTTAAAAGTTCCTGAGGTGTGGTATGAAAGACCAGTAGAATAACTTACACAAGTGTCTTTTATAAAATCTATTATCCTTGCTCCTCCCGATGCGTTGTTGTCTAAGTCACACCCTAAATATATTGCACCATTAAGAGCAGTCACAGCATTAACGCCATTATCAGCTCTGTTTAGCATCGTTTGAGATGCATTACTTCCCCCTATACCAAAACGCATCCATACAGGCATAGAAGGGTCATCAGCGTCATAAATAAACATTTCGGTATCTGATACCGTTATTACAGCAACCGCAGGGAACTTTTTAGCTGAACCTCGGTTACTGTCAAAAGCTTCGTTGTACCAAGATTTACCCTGAGTACGGTTACGCCATGCACCACCGTCAGAGTCTTTGCTAGTGTCATAGACAAATACGTCTGCGGCAGTAACTGACTTTGACTCAGCGATAGCCGCTAGGTCTTGATAAGCATTAGCTGCATCTGTAGAAGCAGAAGAAGCTGCAGAAACTGCTAAGTCTTTTAATGCTCCTGTTTCAGTTTTTAAAGTGTTTGTACTATTTTTATGAGCTTCCGCAGATGTAATAGAAGAAGCTGCAGTTGCAACCTTAGCATCTAATGTACTTTTTGATACGTCCACAGAAGTTGTTAATTTGTCTACCGCTGTGGTTAAAGCGGCTACTTCAGTTTCTACTGTCATAATTTAATCCTTTACGTAAATGCGTGTTGAGTCACGTATCTATTGTTTGTGTTAGTAATAACGGTAGCCATTTGTAAGAATGCAACTTGAGCAGGTGGGTCTATAAAAGAAACATTACCGTTACCATCTGTTCCCAGTACTTGGTCTGCTGTCCCGTCTGTTTGCGGGAAAGAGTAGTGGCTACCTACTGATATTTGATTAGCAGTTACTGAACTAGTTGTTTGTATTGTTTCTGTGGTATTAATTTGAGTACCACCGCTTATTACCCCGTCACTTAATTTACTAGGGTTTATTTGATTGTCAGCAAGCGTTAGTGTGCCCGAAGATACATCTAATGTTTTACCAGAACCTACTGTAATATCTGATTCATCAATAGTAGTTTGATTAATTGTACCACCATTAATATCTGCTGTAGTAGCTACAAGAGACCCAATAGTACCTAGCTGTGTAATGTCTTGTTGAGTTGCATTTGATAGGTTACCAATAAATTCACCAGATGCTTTAATATTACCAGTAACATCTAAGGCCTCTGAGGGAAATAAAGAACCTATACCTACTCTTGAATTGTTTGCATCCCAAACAAACTTTGGTGTTCCATTTAAATCACCAAACGTTACATTACCAGAAGTCAGAATCTGAAGTCTTGTTTTACTTAACCCATCAAGATTAACCGCATTGAATTTAAATCCACCATAAGCAGAGCTAGAGCTGCTCGCAGATTTAGTTATTAAGGTTGAATCATCTTGATAAATTTCACCAATAAGATTTGTATCGGAGTCTGTCAAAGTAATACGTGGATCTGAATCTGAAAGATTTATACCAGCTGCTGATAGGTCTCCAGTAAATGTACCAGTACCTGGGACTTGTTGTCCTGCAAGTGCTTCAGCAACTTTGCTTGATAGTGACGCAGTAACTGCTTTGTTATTGCTATCACCAATAAATATATTACCATCATTAAGGTTTGGAGTTGCTGCAGATCTACCTGCTCCAGATATTAAAATAGCACCAGAGCTAGCATGCTCTCTTTCAACTTTACCTAAATTTTGTATAACAGAACCTTCACCAGCAGGTGGTACATTCGTTAACTCACCAGGTGTAGTTGATAAGTATAAGGTATCCCCAAGGTTAAATGCACTAGTATCAATGTGTTTTAATTGACCTTGACTAATTACTTTTAAGTTTTGATTGTTAGATACTGAGCTGTCAGCCACACCAAAAGCTGGGTGCTTGCCTGTAGAGTTAGCATCAGCTTTACTTACTACAGGGGTTTGCCCACTTATACCAGATACATAAACAACATCACCTTTAGATAATGCTTCACCTGCTTTAGCAGTAAACACAACATTACCATCAAGTGCTCCAGAAAACTCTGGGCTTTCTACAGTACCTGTAAATGTAGCACCAGCTAACGCTGCATAGTCTGTAGCTGTTTCTTCAGCCATTGTGCCTAACCCAAGGTTAGTACGTGCAGCTGCTGCATCTAATATATCTGAAAAGTTATTTGATTTAAGGAACACTGATGTTGTAGACTGAGCAGCTGTTTGCCAAGCAGTACCATCATAAACCATAAGGTTTTTACTTATAGTGTTATAATAAAGATTACCTTCAGTTAAAGCATCACCGTCATTATTAGCTGTAGGGTTAAAGCTTTTAGGTCCTAAGTAAGAATCATCAAAAGTATCTAGAGCCGCTTCAGCGGCTGCTTGAGCTGCTTGAGCATCGCTTAATGCAGTGTTTATTTGACCTTGAATTGTTTGTATATCTGACAGTGCAGAGCTAGCAGTGCCAGCTGCATTGCTTGCAGTGCTTGCGTGCCCCGACGCTGTAGTCGCATACCCTTCAGCTTCCGTAGCTTTGTTAGTTGCAGTGGTTGCAGCATTAGTAGCTGTAGCTGATGCAGAGGTAGCTGATGACACTTCTGCTTTATTACCTGAACTAAATACACCACCTTCTGCTGGATCACCTACTAAGTTTGCAGATGAAGACTGTTCGTAATCAATAGCCATTTATATTCTCCTTAAAATTGAGCAACATCAGAGTACGCAGTAACTATTGATCCGCCCTTAGCTTTCCTTTTTATTTCTTCTTGATTTAATTCAAGAATTATTTCTTTTTGCTTATTAAAAAACTTTTCAGATCTTTCATCTTCACCTAAGTAATCTAAAGCGTGAGATACCGCACCAAATACAAGTATACGTTCGTTATCATCTCTAAGCCAGTTAGGGACTTCATTACCTAAATAATATGAGCTTCCTACTTGAACAGCACCAGCAGTTGTTTCATCTACCTGGGTGCAAAGACCAGCATCTACGTTAGTTTGGTTTACAGTATACGTAGCGTCTAGATCAGGTAGTCGCCTGTAATAGTAAACTTCAAATCTGTCATTTAACTCTGCAGCTGGATAAAAAATTAAGGCTCTACCTTTTCTTGCAAAAGTCCCTTCAGCTTTTTTAAAATTATTATCTTGCATAGAAGCTAATGCAGCTCTTTCGTCGTATGCTGTAAATAAACCCTTAGGGTCTGTTTTACCAAACTGTATTAACTCGGATAGATCTGAAGGTAATGTAATAACATCTTCACCTACATCGTCACTATCAATAGGGTTGTATACAAAGGTATGTTCTAATGCTGGTATCCTTAAATTTCTATAGCAGTAATCTGCAGAGTAATCTAAAAAGCTTCTTATTAACTCATCTGTTAATACACTAGAATCCCTGTTGGCCCATGACCTTACTTTATTAACTAAAGCATCATATAATGGCGTTGACATGTATTGTCTCCTGTGTTAACCACGAGCCCTTGATACATTGGATGTCAACAGGCTTGGGTATTCTGATTTAATTATTCTTTTTAATTTAGCTACATCTTCTTTGTTTGTCATAAACTCAGCTTCATGTAGATTTAATCCGTGCTTAGTTAAGATCTCTAATGCTACAATATCGGGAATGATTGCAAAAGATCTATAGTGGGAAGCATCACCACCTCTCGCTTGTAATTCACGAGATTGTTTAGCAAAGTCAAGATACCCAGAAACATCCTGAGCTACTTGAATTGTCCTTCCATCTTGATTTGTTTTAATTTTGTTATCCATTATTCCTCCAAATAAAAAGAAGGGGACTCCATAAGGAGCCCCCAAGGTATATAAGTATTAAAACTTATTACCCACCTAGACCTACGATCATACCGCAAGCTTTAGGGTTACGTACTTCAAGTGTGCACTCTTCGACGATTTGACCGATAGTGCTATCACCTTGCTGACCTACTTCAGTTTCTTGAAGCGGACGCAAAGTAGCAACTTTGAAGAACGAGGGATCGTATACTAGCGCACAGAAGTCTTTACTATCAGTGGTAGCATCAGCACCAGTGTTGTGAGAAAGACCCATAATGTAGTTAGGTACGATGCGGATAGAACCAAAGTCAGAGTCAAACAACTCAATGCTCTGACGGATTTTACCAGTGTCGTCCAAGTTACGAACAGTGTTTTGACTAGTACCGTGTGCTTTTGAAGACAGCTCACGCTTGTTCTTTGGAGAGGTCATAAGGGTAGTTGCCTTACCGCCTTCTTCATAGATTTTCTGCATGATGTCATCAACATCACCTAGTTCAATAGCATCAAGGTTAGCATCAGAAGCACCACGAGCAATAGTACCAGCAGTACCAGCACCTAAAGCAGCAGGGGCAGTGTATGCAGCTGCATCACCAGCATTAACTACATTGTTGTTAACCCAAGCCTGGTAACCACCCATAGTACGAGTACCAGTAGCGTCTGAGCTGTTAAAGCTGTGAATAGCGTCAAGCTCAACGTCACGACGAAGCTCAGTACCAACTTTCTTAAGTTGATAAGCATATTCGTCAGCAACACCAGCTTGGTCTACTGCACGCTTAGTGCCAGAAACCTGGACGGTCTTAGAGTTAATTTGAGTGTAGTTACCCAAACGAGTACGATCACCACCAGCAGCCTGACCAGAAGCAACAGTTGAGAAAGTAGAACCTTCAGCAACAGCGTTAGAACCTGGAGCAAGAAGCTCATCAGTTTGCCATTCGTGGAAAATACCCTTAGAAGTTGTCTTGCCAATAGATGCCAAGAACGGAGTTTCATCTCGAGTAATCATCGAGATAAAGCTTGCGAGATCTTCAGTCTCTGATGTACGGCTAGCTACAGCCGTAGTTTGAAAGTTTGTTGCAGCCATTTTATAATTTCCTTATAATATAAAAATTGAATCTTATGTTAGCGGAACTTGCTTAATGACTTAAGAAACTCTAATTCAGATTGCTCATTACCTTTTCCAGCTAGAACAGATTCACGCAATGCTGCGCTTCTTTGTTCCGACTTTTTGGATTTAGATAACTTGCGCTTTGTTGGTACACCTTTTACTTTTGGTGCTCGTTTACGTTTTGCAGAGCCCGTACTAGCTTTTTGTTTTAGCTTTCGGTAATCATCTACAAACTTAACAACTCGAGCATCCATAATGAAATCAAGGAACTCTTGAGGTACCCCCTCACTAAGTGCAAACTCTCTAACAAGATCAGCATCAAAATCTGGCACTAGTTCTTTGATATCTTCATCAAACTGAGCCATAAGATTATCTATATGTTTTTGCTGTTGTTCTTGTTGTTGTTTTTGAATTGCACCTACGAGACCCTCCCGTTTGTTGCGGGCTTCCCAGTATTTCTTCTGGGCAGTTTCTCGTTTATCCTTAAGATCATTTAACTCATATGTATCACCTTCATCACGAGCTTTCTCAATCTTAGCTTCTAAGTCATGGTACTCTTTAGCTAACACGTTTTCATCGTTTTGTAGTTGTGCTGCTAAAGTAGCCCCAAGTTCAGTAATCTCGGCAGTCTTTGCAGAGTATTCCTCTTTTAATTGACTTTCGAGTTCACTAACTTCTCTACCCTTCTTAGACAAGTGTTGATCAGTAGCAAAACCTTTACGAAGCTCACCAATAGAAACATATTCAATTTCCCCATCAATTTTTACGGGTACTTCATATTCCCAGTCAACTTCCTCTTCCAAAGGTAAATCGTCATCTTGGGTAGAATCCTCATCGTCATCATCCTCATACTCTTCATCTTCGTCAGCGTCTTCCTCATAATCATCGGTATCGTCTTCATCTGCAGCGTCTCCTTCGGGTACATCTTCTTCTTCTGCAGAATCTTCCGGGTCAAGATCAGATTCATCTTCTTCTGGTAGAGATTCCTCCTCAGGTTGAGTAAGGCCTAAGGCCTCACCCATTGGTCCCATGGGTACTGGAATGTCATCTATAGATTGGCTATCTTGACCAGCATGTAAACCAGCGTCATCCAATTGGGTAGAGGCTGTATCGTTTTCATTGCTCATAAAATTGTTATCCTATATTAGTCCTTGTTAACCGCTGCCTTCTTCTTAGGCGCTCGGGCTTTTGTAATCTCTTCTAAAATTTGAACAGATTTATATGCGTTAACTAAATCCTGTGAAAAGAACCTGGCTTTACCAGGGCCTACAGCAACTTCGTCAACAATTGCAGCTAGGGATCGCTTAGCGCTCTCTAGTGCCTTCGGTAGTTTTACATCATTAATCTTTGTATAATCCACTATTTATCTCCTTCTTGAGATTTATTGTGATCTAATAACTCTTGGTTGAAACCATAAGTTTCTATTTGTATTAAACGTTCTTTAACAGAACCCAGCCCCATAGCTACATGATATAAGTATTCACGTTCTTTAGTACAGTGCGGTTCTGTTTGTAACCATTGAACAAATAAGTCTACGAGGATATCGGAGTAAGCTTCAGTAAAAAACTCATCTCTTTGCTTCTTCGAAAACATTGCTCTTGTCAAGGATTCTTGAGAATCAATGAAGGGGTTGGTTTTATATTCCCCTGTTTGTTGGTCCATCTTAGGCTTAAACTTACGCTTAGCCCCATTCTTATACTTATCCACTAGATCTCCTCTGGTCAGCGTCTTAAGTTTGAAGGGCCCATCTGGGCCCCTCAAGTGTTTCTAAGGATCACCTCCTTACATCATACCTCCACCCTTTTGCATGATAGCTTGTAACATCTCTGGGGTTAATCCGTTTGGTTGCTGGGGTTGTTGCCCAGCTCCATTAGCCTGTGGTGGTGTCATGGTTCTTTGGATTAAGGCTTGAGCTGTCTCGTACATTTCTTGTACATCAGGCTTAGTAGGTTCTGGTTGACCTTCTTTAGCAGCACTGATTGATAGCTTAGACCATTCTTGATATGATTTGTCCAAGGCAACAACAAGTTGTTTCAGGTTATCCTGAATAGCATTCTGAGATTGTACGTTTGTGTAATCGACATTTGCTTGGTCGAGAGCCATCTTAGTCATAAGTGTTTTCTCTTCCATAGCTTTCTTTTTCTGCTCAGATTCTTGCTGTTGTTTCTTACCTGCCATTGCGGATTCCTTGTACTCTTCGGAAGTGTAGTCTACTATGTAGTCTAACGGATCTTCTCCTAGTGCCTCAATGGTTTTAAATGCAACAGTAGCAGGTGCTACAGGATTAATGGCCCCTTGGAATCCAGCCTGCATAAGCGCAGGTAGGACCGTTTGGCCAATCATTTGCATTTTTTGTAACACAGTTTGATTACTAGCATCGCCGACATCTGCTTCTACTTGCAACATCATATTGTCAGGTAAGTCCTTAACTTCGATGGTTTTGTAGAAATCGTTTCGGTCGTAGTAGTTCATACTTTGAGTTCGCATCTCGGTACGCATTGTCTTATACACACCTTCACAGAGATGGGCTAAGCCTGTCTCCATAAACCTTCTGGCAATATGTTGGATGCGGGTTTGAGCTGCAGATTGTACAGCGGATACTTTCTGTTCTGAGTTACCTGACACATAGAGAGTATCATTCAAACCTTGAGCTGCTTTAGACAGCCCATTAGCTTGCTCTTTATGCTTCTGCAAAAATTCTAGCAGAGGCACTGTACCTGTTGATAACGCTTCTGGTGGCATGTTCTGAACAGCCGCTGCAGGGTTACCATTGGTAGGTACAATTTGTTTTGGTTTCATGTTTTGCAATGCAGAGAAGTCAACTACATTAGGGTCCGCTAGCTTAGGAGAATAGTTAGTAAGATAAGTATTCTCTACAAAACCACGTAGTATTGCAGTAGACGCAAGGGTAGCAGGTCGAGTCATGTCAGCCATAGATAGACCAGCCCACTCATGTGGAATGTCAAAAGGCTTTAGCTCTGCTACTGGAATATACTCAACATCTTCTTCAAATAAGATATTATCACCAACAGTAATAAATCTTTTTAGTTCTGAGATGCCATCACCATCACGGTCTACACGTAACCAACACTCCAGTACACTGGCTACTTGGTTAGCTTCTGTAGTTTGATTGCTGTTAAATGAAACATTAGACAGACCCACAGAAGTTCTTCGGGCTGTCCTTTCTGTATTAATTGCTTGTGCAAAGGTATAGCGGTCATCAGTAGAATCCCAGTCAATATTATCAGCTTGCTCTGGATATTGCTTACGAATCTCTGACCTAGTCATTTCAGTAGTAATACCAACGAACGATGCGTCTTCAATAGAGGATGCACCTTGGCTTATAAGGAATGACTCTGGCTCGATGTTACGGATCTTAACACCGCTTTTATTGCACTTCTTTTTGATACGTACATCTTTGTACATACCATCTTCATCTATAAATAAATCACCTACTACTTCAGAGTCTATATCTGCAAGCACTACATCTAGAGCTTCTGCAGAGATCTCTTCGTATTCTTCAAACTTATATTCGTAATCTTCAACATACTCCCAGACTACTGCAGCATTCTTCCATAGAAGGGCTGCTTTCATCCAGGTGTTAATTATCTCCCAACCTTTATTCTTTTTAAATATACAATAATTGGCTACGTCTGAAGCAACACGGGCTCGGTGCACATCCACAGCTGTTTGTGAATGCGGTATAAATTTTGCTAGTTTTTTATTATTTAGTAGCAGTTCGGATAAAACTGCTGAGTACCCCTCAACCGCTTCAACGGTATCTGAGGACACAATCTTAGACACACCTTGCGGTGTAAGATGTCCGATTGGTTGCATCGCATACTCAAATGTAGCTTTCTCTCGCTCGTCTGAAAGATCAGAGGAATCCAAAAAGTTACCCTGGGCATTCGCTACTTCTGAGTCAATGATGTTCATCAACTCCTCATCTGTTACAATTTCTTTATAACCTTCTGGTTCGTGCATTATTATATTCCTCGTTATTGGATTAACACAATCCATCATTCATTCAAGTAAGTAAGGTTCCTGTTTCTTCTATTCCCGAAACGTGCATGTCACCCTAAACCACAACGTTAGCTGGAGGACTAATGGGGAAACTTAGACAACTATAACCAGTCAGTAGTATCCTCCGTAAACTGCTGATTCTGAAATCCAACTCTATTCCGAGACAAACGGTCTCTGTGAGTTCTTAGGACTTCTAAGGCTATAGCTGTAGCGATTACGGTGTCGTCATGAGCACCCGCAATAGCATTGGTACGACCATTGTCATCAGCCACGTAATCCATACATTCCTGGATGATTCGTGGGGACGCAAGATTGATATCGTCATTTTCAATCGCATTCTTAAGATGACCAATAATCATTGGCTTAGTAGCTTGAGTTGTTCTCCAACCCAGACGAGTGCCTTCCTCATTAGACACATTAGCTACTTTAGTTTGATGGTATAGATTAACATAGCTCATCTGTTTAAGACGATTCAATGTAGCTATACCTAAGGAATTAGATTCAACAGCCAATAGGGCGTTGTTGTAGTATCTCCCCAGATAAAACAAAAGATCTCCATACTGTGTAGGATCAATTCTGTTATTTCTGTACAGGGCCACGACTTCATTGTTTGTGTTCATAACTGCACAAGCAGATGAGTCTTGACCTACCCCAAGGGCACAGTCAGCACCAATAACAAAGTTCTCATCAAACTTAGGATACTGGTATATCTCTAAGCTACCTTGATCATGATCTATAAAGGTAGATGATTCTAAGTTAAAGTTTTGTTTCTTCATTATAGTAGAAGGAAGAAGGGACTGTAGCTTCTCAAGGTTAAACACATTAGCACCAGAAACTTGAAACGCTTCTTCTGGAGTTAATGGGTATTCTTGTCGGAATTTACTTAGCCCACCCTCAGCGACCTTTAGTCTCCTCCAGTAAAGTTGTTCCAGATCAAGACCATGTATTTCTTGTATCTGCTTTTCTTCATCTGTAAGAGTCTCTTGGAAAGCTTCGGGGTCAAGGACAGTTCTTCTGTATTCCGTCATTAAGTACCAGGGTACGAATATAGGAAGGTAATCATTCTCACCTTCACAAGCACCTTTCCATAATCTATGGAATTCGTTACCCACACCATTTGCGGTTGACTCAAGTATAACTTCAGTACCATCGGCTTCTGAGATACCCTGGAAAAGACCTGCAAGGATCTTCTCATCATGGGTCCAGAAAGCAACCTCAGAGAGGTGTGCAATGGTTGGAGTTGTACCTCGACCAGCTTCAGGGGATCCTGCCGTGTATAGTCTATAGCCCGAGTCATTGTGCTCGAACATAATTTCTTTGGCATTAGATTTCTTAAAGCTTGGCCTAAACTCTTCAGGCATGTTGGAAATAGTATTCCGTGACATATTAAAGAGGGCATCAGAAGTGGCTGAGTCATGAGCCATGACAACTGATTTGTTATAAGCATTGAAGTATGACTTCCAGAATACTCTGGCAGTCGTGAAGGTTGACAAGCCCATCTGACGACCTTTAAGGATGATGGCCCTGACACGGCCTGTTTCCTGAAGCTGCTTATCAATCTTCTCATTGACTATCTTCTGGGCATCGTTAAACTCAAAAGGTACAAAGCCTTTAGAAGAATCTTTAGTCAATATCTTAATCTGTTCTTTTGAAAAGAGTTCAAAGTTCTTTTCGTATTCTGCTAGCTTCCTACGCCTTTGGGCTTCTTTAGCTAAAGCTAGTCTTCTCTTGTTATCCATGGGTAGTCCTCCCAGACCTTTAGGGTTACCAGAGAGAGAGGTACCATAGGAATATTATCCTAAGGTTTCTTTCTCTAAGGGTTCTTGCCGTGTCGAGGATGCCCCCAAAGATCCTTAAGGGGAGGGGTCTAGCCTCTACACAGATATCTATATTTTTCATATGGGCCTATAGGGACCATAAGATCTTAGGGCCCCCTCCGTACCCTAAGCAATAGATATATGTGGTTGTAGTTTTCCTACGTATACTCTCTCTCTATAAGGTACCGAAATGGGTCTTTAGGGAGCATACAGTAAAACCCGTGATATCTGGTACCCTGTAGTTATTTCCTACCCCCTGAGAGTCCCTTGGGAGCCCTTCGGTCTCCTTTGAGGTTCTATCGGGTAGCCCTAGAGTTCCCCTAGTTTCTCGCTAGCGTAGGGAGACCCCAGGGGTACCTCAGGGTAGCCCCTAAAGACCCTTTAGAACTCAATAGAGTACCTCAGAATACTGCAGGTACACACAACTAATAAAGCTCCTTAGGGAGCCTCTAAGATACTGTGGAGGTATCGTCATGGAACACATTCTTAATGACCCTTGGGGTCTTCTTGCCTTGTCCTTTGTGATAGGGTCAATGGTATTCGTTGTAGTGTATGCCTTCGTTGAGGTCGTTCAGCACATAGCGTTCGTTCTGGCTGATATGAAGACCAAACGAGGTGCCACTAAAATGTGTGATCGTGAGTTGCGTCGTCGACTCCGTAATCGTGTGTAATTACTTAGAGCCCTTCGGGCTCCTTTGAGAGTCCTTAGGGGCTCTTTAAATTCATTTACCAAGTGGTTTTATACCAAGAGGATATTATCGTGTCTAAACAAACTAAAGTTCAAATTAGAGAAGTTGCTATACCTAACGTAACCATTTCTGCGTGTAAGCTACGTAGAGCATACAATGGTAAATTCGGTCTACAGTACGGAGCCCATCTTAGTGGTGACGGTCTGGCTGAGCTAGGACTGAAAGAAGCTGGTGATGGTGGTTACTGGTATAGTACGAATGCCAAGTATGGTGCGATGGATGTTACTGTTCCTCCTGTTAGTATTCAGGATACGGATGGTAATGATATCGAGGATGACTTAGAGAATGGTGCTACTGCTCATGTTCTCTTTGAGCTTCGTGACTACCCTGCTGGTGTACGTAAAGATGGTACCAAGTTCAAAGCTGGTACTAACGTGCGTATAGTTGCGGTTCGAGCGTTAGACTTCGACACTAAGAAGTCCAACCAAGATCGACTATCTACTGCTTTGCTACAGTTAGAGGTTGATTCGGACACAGCTACTTCATCAGCTACGGCTGTTAACTTCTAGCCCCTAGTGTTCTACGGGAGCCCTGTGCTCCCACTTATTCCCCCACTTCCGGAGGTATCCCTTAACTGGGTGCCTTCGGTTTTTTATAGCATACCGACAACACATACATGCAAATGCAGGAGGTATTATGTGTAGCTGTGACTGTGACGCCCCGTGGACCCGCAAGTTCCCGGACGTATCCTTCGACGACAAAGTAGTTGTTGTCTTCTCTGATGGTTCCCTCAAGAACCTCAAGCATCTGTATCATGACAACTCAGTGTTACATGAGATTGACTGGGACTCAGTATCCCAGTGTCATGAAATATAATTAACCGACACCTATACGCAAACGCAGGAGGTATTATGTCGCTCAATGACGCAGGCATACTATTGTATGCTATTCTTTTTATTCACATAGGCTGGTGCCTATATCACCATAAGGATGAATGATATGAGTGTATCTTTCAATGTTCAACTCAGTGACGGTCGTACCCTACAGTACCGTTCAAGACCTTGCTTCGCTTCTGTAAACAATGCTACCTACAACATAGACTATACTAGCATTGATTCCGTACGTTACCTGCCGTTCCTTCAACAGACTTGGGACTCAGATGCACAGGCTACCATCGACAAACAACAGATGAATAGTAACATGACATGGGACATAGCCAACCGATGGTGGACTTACCTATTGTCGTTACCTTACATTTCCAATGGTCTTGTACGACACACAACCCCTGGGAATGTCAAAGGTTACAAGCATGGATTCAGTGTATCCGCAAGACTCCCTGCAGATCGTGCGATGCTTACACTGTTTCTCCTTAGAGCCCCACAGTTCCAAGGTGGTATCGTTAGAACCTTCTGTCATCTGATTGATAAATTTAATTGTCCTGAAGATGTAGCGTTCGTGACGGCATTTGTATTGAACAACACGACATCTGGTTCGATCGTGGAAGGTGATGATCCTAGTCACCAGTTGCAATACATGAACCCATGCACTGATCAAGAGAGTTCTATCATCTATCCAGCATACTTTAGTTACAAGGGTGCTAAGCTAATGCTCAACAGATTGTTGTGCGATGACCCTGATACTGACCTATACTCTGGTGTGCAACCTAACCTATCTACAGTCAACAAGTACGAGCGGTATGGTGCAACATCCAAGAGTGCTTTGGGTAGATTCTTCTGTAAGAAACCTGGTATGAGTTACAGCACAGGTAACCTACAGTTAATTATTAACAATGATATCCTTCGTAATGAGTACACACGCAAGCACGGTAACAGTGGTAGTTCCTTGCGTTATCTTAATACAAGGATTGATGACGATCAAATGAATGAGATCATTCACCTAATACAAGCGTAATGAGGTATACGTATGCGTCTAGAAAATGTAACTATCGGTGCAGACCCTGAGGTATTCGTTGCGGATTCCACTGGCTCTGTTACATCTGCTATCGGTTATGTCGGTGGCAATAAAGTTTGTCCTCGTCCTGTCAAAGACGGTGGTGTACAGGAGGACAATGTTCTTGCAGAGTTTAATATCAATCCTGCTAAATCCAAGATGGAGTTCATACACAACATGGACTCAGTGATGGCTGACCTACGAAACATCTTAGAAGGTAACAACTTACAGCCTATTATTATACCAAGCTACACCTACACCCAAGAGCAACTCAGAGAGTATGGACCTAACGCCCTTGAGTTTGGCTGTAGTCCCGATATAAACGCTTGGTCTGGTAAGGCAGTACCACCCCCAAAGTCTGAAGGTAATACCCTTAGGACTGCTGGTGGGCACATACATGTAGGCTATGACAACCCAAGTATTGGTACCAATGAGGACCTTGTAAAGATGATGGACTTCGTTATTGGGTTGCCATCTCTTTTAATTGACACCGACAAACTAAGACGGAAGCTTTATGGTAAGGCTGGCTCAATGCGCCACAAGCAATACGGTGTAGAGTACAGAACCCTTAGTAACTTCTGGCTAAACTCTAGTGAGTTGATGTCATGGGTGTATGATAAAACCATGTGGGCTACTCAAAACCTACACATGCTACCTCAGATGCTTGAAGTTGCTGATGGTAAAACTATCAGTAAGATTATTAATCGTAGTAAAACTGATGATGCTAAAGCTATAATACAGGAGTTGAATTTGGAGATGACATGAAAAACGGTGAACTAATACTGTCGGACATAAGTCCAAGAGACTTCTATGCAACTTACGCAGATACATACCTACAGTTTAAAAGCAGGGATGATGATGGCTGGTATGTTGGTAGAGTATCCAATATAGAAACTGATGATGGTGCTCTAGCTATTAGTGTAGATAAAGTTAACGGTGATCGTGTGTTACTATACAGTGACGATCCAAGTAATGATATTAACTTTGACTGGCCTAAACTAGGTTTCATTAATAGTAACAAACATACTATGTATGTAGAACGTGTAGCTAGAAGACAATGGAAGAAAGGTTTTAGATGGAGTAATGTTGAGCATAAGATTCTTGATAAGAGAATTATCAGACATCTCGTAGTAAACGACAACATTAATTACAGGTTAGATATAGGTAACAATGAGATATCAGAGTTATTCAATCCAACCTACAGTCCATTTGAAGAAGCCTTTGAAACCGTGGTGAGTGGTGAAATGATTTCACGAGCTATCTCTCCACACTTTGCATTCTCTTCTATGTATGATGTCGAACACCCTGTGCTGTCGTACAAGGGTAGACCAATAGGTGTGATTAAAGATGGCAGGATAGAAGTCTCCTGCAAAGTTGATCACTTGATTCCAATGATAATGAGGATTGTCCCAAATGGATTCCACAATTCAATCTCGATACAATCTTAGACCTCAAGAACCAGAGACAAACCGTCTTGGTAACCTGATATCAGGCACCAGGATAGGCGTTGAGGTAGAAGTAGAAAACCTTATGGACCCTCCAAGAATACCTGGATGGCGATGCATACCCGATGGATCCCTTCGTAACAACGGAGTAGAGTATGTATTCGATGGACCTATAGGTGGATCTGGTGCACAGAAAAGAGTAGAGAAGCTAGCATTAGCTTTGACTAATCAAGGTACGTTTGGTTACCGTACGTCTGTGCATGTACACATGGATGCTAGAGATATGCTATGGTCTTCTGTGTGTGACCTTGTAACTTTGTATGCTATGGTAGAACCGTATCTGTTCAGTATATGTGGACAAGAGAGAGAAGAAAGTATATACTCTCTGTCTTTATATCGTGGGCAGAATCAAATACAAAACCTACTACGTATATTTGAAGCTGGTCCTGACTCTTTGCAGGAACCATCATGGACTAAGTACTCTGCGATAAACTTACTTTCCCTTAGGGAACGTGGGGCTATCGAGTTCAGAGGCCATCGGGGCACCTCCAATTGCTATGTGCTAACCAATTGGATTAATCATATACTAGCACTCAAGAAGTTTGTTCAAAATCCTAACAAATCTATAAGCAGAATCCCTAAGATACTTAGCGTAAGCGGTGCGAATGCTATGCTAACGTATGTATTCGGTGATCTTGTAAACGATAACCAAGAACATGTGTCACTGTCTAATATGAAACTGTTCGAGGGTGTGTGGGTAGCAGAAGAACTTCTATTTCAATCACGCATGAGAGAGGTACAAACCAACATCATGCATCACAATATAGGCTCAAGACAATTGTCAAAGATAAAGGATAAATTATGTGCGGATTAGTTGGCGTGATAGGCGATATCAACTTCCAAGATGCAAAAGTGTTTCAACAATTACTATTTGTAGATACTCTTCGTGGTTCTCATAGTACAGGTGTAGCAACCAACGATGCAAACAACGAGGTTTTAACATACAAACGTGCTGTTAGTGCTCCAGATTACCTACAACTTAAGCAGGGTTCTGCTATTGCTGGTAATATATACGGTGACTTTCTCCTAGGTCACAACAGATATGCTACTCAGGGTGCAGTGAATGACATCAATGCTCACCCGTTTACTTACGGTAATGTAACGCTAGCTCACAACGGTACACTTGGTGATCAGACTACACTTCCAGATTACAAAGACTTTAAGGTAGACAGTGAGAACATTGCATATGCTATGGGTCTGACTGATAACCCTGAAGAAGTTATTAGTGTATTGAAAGGTGCGTTTGCTCTGACTTGGTACAACGATAATAAGATGGAGTTTTATATTGTTCGTAATCAAGAGAGACCTATGTGGATTGCTAAGCATAAGACCAGAGATACATTTTATTATGCATCAGAAAGGTATATGCTTGAAGCTATCCTAACTCGTAATGATATAGACTATACCATTGAAGAGTTACCTGTAGGTATGCTTGCTACCTTTAACGTTGAAGATACTACAGGTCTTAAACCATCTTTCAGAAAGGTAAAGATACAACCTAAGTATGTTAAACCTACGACTGTGTACTACAACAATTGGAATCAAAACAAATGGTCTAACGATGTAAAAAAGACACCAGGTCATCCGTTAAATAAACTAAAGGACTATGGTTTAAAGACTGGTGATGAAGTAGAATTTTATTCTGAAGGCATACCGACAGGTTCCAAACAAACCACGCCAATGGGTGGTATCACTACCGATGGTCAGAACTTGGAGATCAAATGCTTCCAAGCTCCTGTACCTGCAGTAGCTGGGTACTACACAGGTATAGTTCAGAGTATGGTAAAGACTGGAAGCACTTACGAACTTATCTTAACTACACCTTGGTTGCAAGAAATAATAGCTGAGGATGTAAACAACTTAGATAAGAAGGATGAAGTAGAAGAGATACTTCAATCACAAAAAGATGTTTATCTTTTAACAGACGATGACTTCTGTATGGAGACAATACAATGAGCCAAGTATTAGTAGTACCTTATAAATCTGGAAGTGAATCTGCAAAACTGTTAGCTAATTCTTTAAACTGTAAGAGAATGAAACTTGAAGGCTCATCTGTTACAGATAAAAACGATTTAGTTTTAATCAACTGGGGTAACTCAACTATAGATCTGTCTTCATTTAGACAAGCTAGAGTATTTAACAAACCCCATAAGATTCGATTAGCATCTCATAAGCTAGAGTTCTTCAAGACTATCGACAGAGATAATGCTGATTCAATACTACCGATACCTATACCTGACTGGACAACACATGTAAGCATTGCTAGACAGTGGTACGATGAAGGGCATGATGTTGTTATTCGTAATGTAATGCAAGGTCATTCAGGTGAAGGGCTAGATCTTGTAAGATACAAGGAAGATGTATCTGCAAGCAGTGCTGTATACAATGCACCTTTGTATACTAAATACATGAAGAAGCGTGACGAGTATCGTGTGCATGTAGTAAAGAATGTACCTATACTTATACAACGTAAGGCAGTACCACATGGTACAACACCTGAGAACTATCAAATCAGAAACCACAGTAACGGATTTGTATTTACAATCTCAGATGTTAAGCCATCACCTTCAGTAATATCTAGTGCAGTTAATGCAGTAAATGTATTAGGGTTAGACTTCGGTGCGGTAGATGTGATATGGAATGAAAGAAAGAAGGAAGCAACTGTATTAGAGGTGAACACTGCATGTGGACTGAATGGTAACACAACGTTAGCTAGATACTCCGGAGCCCTTCAGGCTCTAATAGATAATAAAAAGATACCAAGGTATGATGAAGTATTAACTTCAGATCAACTTGCCTTGCAATCTTTAACGGAGTTAGATGAAGCATTGAATGTTCCATACGATGTTGATGATTATTATATTGAAGAAGGTGAAACAGTATACCTTACAGATAATCTATACACTTGCCTAAGAAGATTTATGAACAACGGTGGCAAGTCAGATGCACTCGAACGTTGGATGGAAGATGACTATCATGGTAGGTCTGGTTACTTCTTTGTCTATGAAGTCGTAGGTGATGACGGTGAGCTAGTCTTGTGTTATAATGATAGCGAAGAAGAGCAGTGGTGCTTACCAATTACTATTGCTCCATGCCACGTGTATACTTAGGAGGAACTATGCGTAACGTAGCTGTATATGGTTCACTTAGAAAGGGGCTCGGTAATCATCGAGTCCTTGGTGAATCTAAAATGATTGGGACACAATGGATACCAGACTACGAGATGTTCTCTCTTGGTAGCTACCCAGGCATCCGTAGTGGAGACTCACATATCCTTGTAGAAGTTTATGAGGTGAGTGAAGATACACTACGAAAACTAGACACACTTGAAGGTTACAGTGGCAATGAAGCCACTAACTTTTATGACAGGGAGGAAGTGTCTACTGATTATGGAACAGCTTTGATCTATACATTACAAGGTCATCGCTACAAATCACAACCTATTGTTGAGTCTGGAGACTGGACTAAACATAGTGTACAACTCAAAGAACTTATTTAATTAAACAGGAAACTATTATGACTGCAAATCTTGGTACTTCAATCATCCGTGATGTGACTCTTAACTATGTTAAGGTAGACCCTGACAACCCTACAGAACCTTTCGGTACTCTGCAATGGGAATGTCAGATCGTTGTACCTTCTGATCGTTCAGAAGAACTCGCTCAGTACGGCACAGTTAAGCCCGTCAAAGATGACCCAAGTAGAGTCGCTGTTAACTTGAAGCGTAAAGCTGTACGCAAAGATGGATCTGCAAACGATCCTGTTGCTATTGTTGACAGTCAAAAGAAAGCTATACCTGCTACCATTAAGATTGGTAACGGCTCAGTTGGTAATGTAAAAGTATATCGACGAGAGTATGATGTAGCTGGTCGTCAAGGTGTCTCCACAATCTTGACTGCAATTCAAATCACAAACCTAATTGAGTACACTGGGTCTGTTGACTTTGATGTGGAAGGAACAGAGGCTGACGACTCTGAGTTCTAAGGTATAATGGTTTACTGTCTTAATATGTAAACTAATTTACCAAGGGGATAAGAATACTAAGGCAAAGGATGTTTGTTATTCTTATTTCAGTAGGGTTTATTGGACTAATGGTTCTAGATTACCTAGATAAACGCCAGTAAATCCATCCTAAGGGGCTCTAGCTATCTCACTAAGGGGTAGCTAGGGCCTTGATTATTCTTTGTTATACGTCAAACCAGAGGGCTCTCCGTAGATTCTAGGTAATTAGGTACCTTATAGGGAACTACCTAGAAACGGAGATGATAATGTCAGAAGCCCAAAAAATTTATACGCAAGATGATGTAACAAAAGGAAAGAAAAAGATACACCCTAACTCATTAGCTAATCTAAAACCACGTCATGATAAAGAACATATGGCGATGATGACAGAGAAAGCTACTGAAGCTAGGATTAAAAATGAAAAGATGAAAGAAGAAATGAAAGATGTTCTTGCTCTCGTCAACAATTTATCAGACAGTCTTATGGAAAGTATACCTAAAGGTCTGACTGTTATGAAACTCGCTATGATTAAAGCTATATCTACTGACGATATGGTTGAAGCTGCAAGACTTGCTTCAATAGTAGCTGAGTATGAACAACCTAAACTACAACGATCTGAAAATGTAAACACTAACTTTGACTATACAGACCTCACTGATGAGGAACTACAGGCAGAGATTAATAGACTTTCAGGTGGTTAATCAGGGGCTTTATGCCCCTTATTTTATTGCTCAACCGACAACGTTTACATGCTTTTTTGAGCAACCGACAACGGAGGACAGGCACATGCCGTCATATGTTATTAGAATCGAAGATAGCGAAGACCTAGCAAACGTCAAAGTTATGTTTGAAGCAGAAGGTATAGATATAGTGGATGAAGAAAGCAAAGCATTCCAACTATGTGCATACCTATTAGATTGTGTACAAGGTTTGGAGGATGATTATATAGATGACACAACAATCCACTAACAATACTTTAAAACAACGTGAGAAAAGGTACGGTTCCTTTGAATCTCAAGGTGAGATATCTCAGAGTATGAAAGCTATAATGAGAGTCACCGACAACTGGGACACGCTTAGCTACTCACAAAAAGAATCCTTAGAAATGATCGTGCATAAGATAGGTAGGATACTTAACGGTGATCCTAACTATGCTGATAGCTGGCATGACATAGCAGGGTATGCAACACTGATTGACCAACAACTAACTGGAGAATAACATGGCAGGCAAAGGCTCAGCGCCAAGACCTATCCCTAATCAAGAGAGTTACTCCAACAATTGGGATGCAATCTTTGGCAAGAAGGAAGATAAACAAGATAAAACTAAGAGCCCTTCGGGCTCCAAAAAGAAAGGTAAATAATTATGATAGTAGATATTATTGAAGTAGGTGTTATACTTGCGGTAGCAGTATTCATTTTATTAAGCTCGAATGTATTTCTAAATGAGGTACAAAAGGAATGGCTCAGAGGAGTAACTCGTTATGAAAAAGTGGTGGCGTATCTGGGCAAAATCTTTGGGCGAAAAGGTGGGAGAGACTGATAGTCAAGCAGATATTGTAGCAGCTATCAGAACTTTCTGGTGGGTTGTGCATATCATAACCTGCTTTATGATTATAATTCACAACGCAACTAAGTTAGGTTGGATATGAAAGCATTACGTATAATTAAATGTGACGACCCCAATAAATGGTACGCCTCTCTTGTGGGAGAGGTTGTACCGTTACTCGATGTAGAAAAAACAGAGTATAAATCTAAAGAGCCTAAAGGCTTTATTAATTTTGTATCTAAGGGAGACGCAGAGATTGTCAAACTTAGTCGGAGATAACATGGAATACATGACCTGTAATAAGTGTGGAGTAAAGAAAAGCTGTGAAGATTTCCCTATGGAAAGTGGTAGGGGATATCGTAAAACAACTTGTAGGCTCTGCATAAGATCTATAGCAAAGGTACGAAAGGAATTACGAGAAACTGTAGAAGAACCACCAGAGGATTATCAATGCCCAATCTGTTTGCGTAACGCAGAAGAAGCTAGAGGTTGTGGCGGCAAGAACAAATCACCATGGGCATTAGACCATGACCACTTGACTAGTAAGTTTAGAGGTTGGATATGCCACTCGTGTAACAGGACATTAGGTGGATTGAAGGATGACTTCGGTGCACTTGCAAGAATCAGAAACTATTTAAAGAAAGGTAGAGAATGAACACATCAAATAAAATCTTATCAGACATAACTGTATTCAGCAAGTACGCAAAGTACATACCTGAGTTGCAACGCAGGGAAACTTGGCATGAGTTGGTTACTCGAAACAAAGAGATGCACCAACGCAAGTACCCTAAGATGAAGAAAGAAATTGAAAAAGCATACAAGCTGGTGTATGAAAAGAAATGCCTACCTTCAATGAGAGCATTGCAGTTTGGTGGTGCACCTATCGAGCTAGCCCCCAATAGAATCTACAACTGTGCATACTTACCTATTGAAAGTACCGAATCATTTGCTGAGAGTATGTTCTTATTACTTGGCGGTACTGGGGTAGGCTACTCAGTTCAACGTCATCATGTTCGTAAGTTACCTGAAGTAGCAGGGCCTAAGAAACGTAAGCGTAGGTTCCTTGTGTCAGATAATATTGAGGGCTGGGCAGATGCAGTAAAAGTTCTATGTGAATCTTACTTCTACAACATGATGGATGTAGAGTTTGATTACCGTGACATCAGACCTAAGGGAGCCATGCTAATTACTACAGGTGGTAAAGCCCCAGGTCCTCAGCCCCTTAAAGATTGTATCCACAATATGAGATCTATCTTTGACCAAGCAGTAGGACGTCAGCTTACTACACTAGAAGTACATGACATGATGTGCTACATTGCTGACGCTGTATTAACTGGTGGTATCCGTAGGGCTGCTATGATATCGTTGTTCTCTATGGATGACTCTGCTATGCTAGGTTGTAAGTCTGGTTCTTGGTGGGAACAGAACCCACAACGAGCACGAGCAAACAACTCTGCTGTAATACTACGTCACAAGATTACTAAAGAATCCTTTGATAAACTATGGGAACGTGTAAGACTATCAGGTTCTGGTGAGCCAGGTATCTATCTTACCAACGACAAAGACTGGGGTACTAACCCATGTTGTGAGATTGGTCTACGTCCATATCAAATGTGTAACCTAACTGAGATGAATGTATCTGACATTACATCCCAAAAGGATCTCAATGAACGAGCAAGAGCTGCATCATTGATTGGCACATTACAAGCAGGGTATACAGACTTCCATTACCTACGACCTGAATGGCAAGAGACTTGTGAACGTGAAGCTCTTATCGGTGTAGGTCAAACTGGTATTGGTTCTGGTACTGTGCTAGAATATGATTTAGAAGAAGCCGCTGAGGAGGTAAAGAAAGAGAATGAAAGAGTCGCTAAACTATTGGGCATCAACTGCGCTGCACGTTGTACTACTGTCAAGCCAAGCGGCACTAGTTCTTGTGTGCTGGGCAGCAGTTCTGGTATTCATGCTTGGCATAACGATTACTACATTCGTAGGCAACGTATCGGAAAGAATGAAGCCTTATATGGATACTTCGCTGAGCACCACCCAGAGTTGGTGGAGGACGAGTATTTCAAACCTGAAGAGCAAGCTGTAATCGAGATACCTCAAGCTGCACCTGAAGGTTCTATACTTCGTAACGAAAGTCCGATTAATCTACTTAACAGAGTTGGTCGGTATAACACAGAGTGGGTGGCTCCAGGTCACCGTGAAGGTCAGAACAGCCACAACGTATCATGTACTATCTCTATCAAAGATGATGAGTGGGAACTGGTAGGTGAGTGGATGTGGAAGAACCGTTATCATTTCAACGGTATCTCTGTCTTACCATACGATGGTGGTACTTATGTGCAAGCACCATTCGAAGACATCACAGAAGAACGTTACCGTCTAATGGAGAATGCATTGACTGGTATTGATCTTACTAGAGTTCAAGAGGTAGAAGATAAGACTGACCTAAGTGCCGAAGCTGCATGTGCAGGCGGTGCTTGTGAAATAACATACTAAACTAATTGACCTGAGCATAGTCCTTAAACTGCTCAGAGAGGACTAAATATGAGCAAGTATGTATTTGATATAGAAACTAATGGGCTATTCCCTGATAAGATCTGGTGTCTTGTACTAGAAGATACTCAGACAGGGGATGTCCATTCCTTCTCTGACTATGATGATAGCTTACCACCACTGGATCAAGGTCTATCGTTAATGTCAGGGGCAACAATACTAGCAGGTCATAACATCATAGCCTTTGATTTACCTGTGCTTAAGAAACTAACAGGTTGGGTACCAGATAGTAAGACTAAACTCTGGGATACCTTCTTGATGTCACAGATATGTAAGTACAACAGGGGTCATATGCATGGCCTTAAAGGTTGGGGTGAGTTCTTTGAGTATCCGAAAGGTGATCACGAAGACTGGACTTGTTACAGTAAAGAAATGCTTAAGTATTGTATACGTGACGTTAACCTAAATACCAAGGTGTATCAACGGTTATCTAAAGAAGCATCAGTGCTGATCAAGCAGAACCCTATGTTCCTTCAAGCACTTAACCTTGAGCATGACTTTGCAAAAGTAAATGCAGAGATTACTCAGAAGGGTTGGGTATTTGATATGGATAAAGCAGAGGCTTTGTATGAACATATCATTGAAGAGATGGAGCATATCGAGGAAGAGATAAACCC